ATCGAGGCATGATTGTTCCTGAAGACTCTACGCCACCACATTTAGCCCACCAAAAGATAGCCTCTGATGCCTTTGTGATTTTGGAGGATTGAGCAAAGCCGTTGTGATAAAAGCGCTCGTAGCCATCAGCAGATTGAGATACTTCGCCTTTTTTGGCTGTGTAAACATCCCAATCCAACAACTCGTCATTATTGAAAGGCAAATACATTCCCAGGCATTGATTCATACCTGGCATACCCCATGTTGGACTGTGAATCGCAAGATGAAGCGCATCAAAATAACAGGTGTCGCCCTTGGTGATTCTGCCAATAGTCGGCGTTCTTTCGCTTCTCAATGTCCGTTTGATTAAATGACTTCTTTCATAGTCGTAAGGCAAACTTCTAGGCTTAGGGACAGAACCCGCAACCACACCTAAATTTGCGCTGTAAGGCGTGTAAGAGTAACCAAGTCCAGGTGAGAAATTATAATTATTCCCACTGGCAAACCCAGGTGATCCTCTCTGAAGCTTCATTGCATCCAAACCGCTATCTGAGACATCCTGAATCTCTAATCCAGGCGGCTTGTAGTAATAACCCTGATGAACGAATCGATGAGTTGTTCCAACCAATGATGAGAACTTAGTGACGTTTATGTCTGCCGCATTGTCGGGTCTCAATAGAGGCTTGAAGGATTCTCGAACAATCTTAGCAAAGTCATAGCCGAATCCCCCTGTTGTTCCTAAAAAGTGATGTCTTGGGTTTGGCTTAACAACTCGCTGCCCAGTGCTTACGGTGTTTTCGGGATCTAACTGTGTTGCAAAGGTTTCCTCGTTCACATCTCCCGTATCGTCATCCATAAAGGCGTATTGCAGAGTTTTGCCGCTCGCGCTCTGAGATCCTTTGGTGGCAGATAAGGACAAATTTGTGTAGTCATCATACATATCACCCACAGCAGACGACTTGGCGTTTGAGTTATATGGCCCAAACACTCTGTAAGGCGAATAAAGAATTACTCTCTGCAATGGTGCAGACAAGGCGCTGATGTCGCTTTTACCTGCTTGATTCGAGCCTGAGTTTGTCTTGGTATCAAAATCCCCGTAATGAGTGGCTTGAGAAACAGGAATGCCCGTGGGGTTTACCGTATTTGGCACAGCACGAACGGCATATCTTCCGTTTGGAGTGCCACCCCCTCCGCCCGCAGACATTCCCAGGCTAAGGCCGCCCATGTATCCACCTCTTTGCTCTTCAGACAAAAGGGATGGGTATTTGGTGATGTGTCCCGACATGTTGCCCTGTGAGTAGCCCCATTCGCCAGATCCATAGAGGCTGTTTTCTTCATCAGAATTAGAGATCACACCAGCCCAATTTCCGTGCCTTATAGAATACGCATAAGAGCCGTAACATGATGCGATCAAGTGACTATAGCCTTTAGCTTGATAACCCTGATGCCTTTCGCCAGTGTATTTATACTTTGGCGTCTTACTAGCGTAGTATCGCCCTGCATCTGGCGGGATAGTTCCGGCTGCGCCACCACCTCCACCACCTCCACAAATCAAACCTTGTTCAGATTCGACCTGCGTTGGGATGTTTGTAATGATTGCGGGATGACCATCTTCACCATCTGAAGGAGGTCTTAACATAGGAATACCCCCGCGACCTGCGTCTCCACCTTTGCCGAATAGATAACCTCTGTTTTTGATAACGAGAATTTGATTTGGCAGCCAATCTCCTACCGCATAAATAGCACAGCCGTATTTCTCTTCTTTTTCAGGTGTTAATCGATAGGCTTCTGGCTCTGGTGTAACAACAACATCCAACCCAATTTCTACGACGATAATTCTGGAATCTTCCTCGCCTCTGCTTTTCAGGATTTCCCAAACATCAATTGTTTTGAAACGATCATGATTAACTGAGATGGTGGCTACTGTGCCACCCATAGAAAGCCACTGGCCGTTAACTTTTCCCCAGACCTTTGAAGGTTGCCACTCACCGTCTCTCCTAGCGTAAGTCGAAAGAAAATTCCAGGCTTCAGGCGTTCTAATTGATGAACTCATTTAAGCCCCCACTTGAAACCAAATATCACCATCTTTACCGCCAGATGGTGAATCAGTCGAAACAGTCATACTTGGGATATTCAGCGCTTCTTTGAGATCCGCAATGCTCAATGGTTTCACCATGCTCTGATCTGCATCTTTGGATTTCACACCTAACACGTAAGAAACATCGTCCTTGGATGCGTAAGCACCTGAATAACGATAATAGAGCCCTTCAAGCGTTGTTCTTCCTGATGAATCTCGGCTCACAACTTTACCGCGACCGCCATTGCCTGAGTGATAAGTGCTCGTCACGCCATTACTAGATAAATACTCTGAATGGCTATGGTCAGTTGGCGCATAGTCATTGTGAGAGTGATCCTTAGCTGCGTAATCAGAATCGTGGTTGTGGTTTAATGCTGCATAACCTTTGCCAATATTGAAGTCGAACATCAATGTCCAAACCACTGACGGAGAAATGCTGGTGCAAACATACAGCTTCTTTTGATCGGTTCGATAGCAAGGTCTACCAATAAAATCCGCATCGTCATCAGGAAATGAACTGCCGGATGATTGGGACAATGCTGTCTTAGTGTTGTTTAGTAGAAGCGGTAAGGAGTCATCCAACTCTTCGGTAATTGGAATTTGAATAAACGATTGCATAATTACCTCTTAATATCCTATGGCGTGGTATCTCAATGTTCCCGTTGTAAAGTTTCTGGTTGCTGGATCTACCAGCGCCACGAAACACTTATCTTTGGTTACATCATCCCGAACAACGGCATAAGGGACAGAAGAACCACTTCCTGATTCGACAGTTGCATTAACTTCTGGGGCAACATAAAAAGGTCGGTTAAAGTTAACTTCGATCCAACCTGCTGAATCGACTATCACCCTGCCTCTGTCATGAACATCAGGTAGATCGATAGATAAACTTAAATCGGTAATGTGAGCTTGAGAGCCGTTCCGCCCTGTAAGAGACAGTTTGAATAAAGCCTCTGTATACTCGTAGTCACCTGGCACAAACCGCTTGAACTCTGAATAACCCACCGGAGAGTCGGATGACAGAGCCGCCGCAAATGAGTTGAAGTCCAGATCGACTTTTGAGACTTTAAGGTCGGATACCGTCATATCTGGTGTTCTGAACATCATTGAGTCAACAGGTATGTTCTCCAATTGAATCAATGAAAGATCCTTGCTTAGACCAGCACTATCAACATCCAAAGCCTCAAAATACTCTCGGTTGAACTGAGTTTCCCTATCCATAACGTCCACAAGTTGAAGAGATTCATTATTGGATAGACTGAAACCAAAGTTCGGTCTGTTGTCGTTTAGACTGATCGACTCGACCCAAGCCTCTGGCTTGTAATGTTTCGAATCAATCTCAAAGAAAGGCATTGAAACCTGAATATCCATATCAAGAGTGAACATTGGAGGGTTTGTCTCTGACAAAGTAAATCCACTCTCAATAGGGATTACTCGCCCAAACTTATCTCCGAATGTTACTGAAGAGGTGTCGAAAGGCTTGCTAATGCTTTTCGACACGGACTCTTGAATGGTGATCGACTCACGACTGAAATATCGTTTATCCAGAAGTGAATAAAAATCTTCATCAGTAGAGTCGGCGGCGGGCGATTCAAAGTTCATAAACTCATCAACGTCAATCACCTTTATAACGTAGTTAAACAATCGCCAAGCTAATCTTGCCTCAACTGAGTTCCAAGAAAACTTGGCTGTCGTCCAAGTGTGATTAACACCGCTTTCAGAGAAAGTAACGCCCACAGCAAGACCTCTTAAGAAAGATCAAAAGTGAATCGAACTGTAAGAATGTCGTTTACACCTTTGTTGATAACCGCATAAACGACACGATCCAACATGATGCCTGAAACGCCATCATTGAACACACCTGCTTCTGTCAAAGCACCAGTAGCTTCGCCCTGATCAAACGTAGCTTCTACAGCGAATTCTTTTGTGCCAGCAGAATGCCAGTAAGTGATCTGTTTACGAGTTAACTCACTTTCAAGTGTTGTATCGCCACTGGCGGGCGCGGTCGTCCCAGTTCCCACTGCAATGTGACTCATAACAGGAGGTCGGCCGGACGCTTTTGCTATTGCATCTGCAATAAAGTCGAAACCAATATCAACAATTAGGTTGTTCTTATTGAACTTCTCAATTGTTCCATCAGCTTTTTTAAGGGTCGCTGACATCTTGCCAATAACTTGTAAACTATCTTTAACGCTCATCTTAATAACCTCTATTAATTTTTGCCTATTCTAACATTATAAGTAAGAACTTACTTACTATTAAGCCGAAAACTTAACTTTACGCCTATCAAAATTCACCCCTGACAGAGCGTCTCCCTCTGGAATTAACGGGCAATGCTCAAGCTCCGAAGCTAAAATCTCTCCGCCCTGCTTGCCAACATAGAATTTTCTGACATCCTCAGTTTGCTTGAAGGCAATAAGAACCAACTCGCCATCGTTAAATTCCATGCTCAATCTCATTTTCCTGCCAAAATCATCTCGACAGAAGAAGCGACCGTGACCATCCCTTCCGATGAAGATCTTGGTCTTGAGGTTTGCTTGGCTTGATACATACAACTCTGTTTGGAAATAAATCACCTGATCTTGTGAGTTTGAATTCGCCTTTACCCAAAACTGGAACATAGAATCAATCGGTGAGACTGCTATTGGCCAGTCATATTCCAATTGAGAGTTTGTTGTGATCACCGCACCTCCAACAAATCGACCGTCATTTGGATCTACAACTACATTCTGTTCAATTGAAGGTGTTTCGTCTGCCGGAAGCCAGTCACCATTCTCATCGTAAACCGTGTTGTATCCATCAATGTTGGTGTCATCATGCAAGCCAACTTTTAACAAATCTTTAGTGCTGGTGATAACACTGTCTGATTTACCGGACATAAACAATTTGGCATCAACATCCGTGATCTCTCCCTCTGGAAGCCACCTTTGTCTCGCCTCTTCGCTGTCCCAGGTAAAAGTTGCATCCTCCCAAGGAATTCCCACATCCTTAACGGCTGTCAGGGTCATGGCAACCAAATTACGGGCGTAAACGGGGTATGGCGTTGTCGCTTTAAAGAGATAATCCCCTTCTACTCGACCTTTGATGTTCTGAAGCCTATCCCCAGATTTCTCAAGATTAACAAGTCGACCGGGATAACCGTCTGCTGAATGGTCGTCTGTCTTGATGACATTTCGATCCTTCAAATAATCAACTTTCACGGTGGCAAAAGACGGTTCTTTACTCATCAAACCGATAATGTCTCTCGCTTTGATCCAGTAAATCTTATCCCCTTTGGTTTCAGAATTGATCTTATATGTGTCACCTGTGGTTCGAGCCACCTCAACAGAAGTTTTCCAGGTATCGCCCTTACGAATAATGTATTCAATACCAGTTTCTTTTGCTGTGATAGGCACGTCCCATCTTAAGCTAACCAAGTTACCGTCTTGGACGGCCAAGAAACCAGTCACTTGAGAAGGAGGGTCAATATCAACCTCAGCTAACAATGGACTCTCAGATTCATTGCCGGATGTATCTACCGCTTTGATCCAATAACGTCTCTGACCTTCGCTAGAAATAGGGATAAAGATATTTGTGGATTTGTGAAGATCGGCCAAAGTCACGCCAGAATCCCATGAATCGCCTTCTTTGATTGAATAACCCGCAAGGTCAATATCACTCACGTTGTCCCATAACATGCGAATCCCGCCAATCACCTTCTCGATTATTGCGTTCTTCACATCTTGAGGGGGTGCTAATTTTCCAACAACCGTATGTGAATACTCTGGGGCTGAAGTTTCAGCCATGTATCGACCTAAAGTGTCCCTAGCAACCAACTTAATCCTAATCAACTCGCCTTCTGTAACGTCAATTTGGAACGAGCTGAAATGATTACCGTAATCGATAAACTCTCCATTGGCTCTGGAAAGTAAAACTTTGGTCTCTCGATAGATTGGGCTGTCGTTGTAAAAGTCGATTGATAATCTGGTTTTTACAACGTCACCGATAGGAAGTAATTCTTCCTCAAATCCATTATCACTTAACACTGAGTGGCTAAGTTTATTGAGATTGCCGTATCCAGGCTGCTCATAAACTTCACCCGAAATAAACAACTCCGGGGTGTATTCGATGCAAGTAATCTGGCGCTCGTGAAATCCATCCCCAGAAATTGCTTGGATCTGGTAAGTTGCTCTTTTATTTATTAATGGGCCAACCATAAACTTATCCCCTTTGGATGGGACAAAACTAAATGGCGCATAGGTTGTAACTCTATCGGGAGCATCCGCACTGAATGAGGCTGTTTGCATCTCAATAACATCGGTATCCCAAAGGTTAACAGCCATTCCTGGCAGAAGACCTAGAACTGAATCCATTTCCAAAGCGAATCCAATACCTTCGAACTCTTTTACGGACTTCACCTCATAGTCGTTACCATTAACAACTAAGCGCTTGATGTTATTTCCTTCAGGAATGGCGTCGACATACACATAATCACCAACGATCTGTGTCAATTGCACAGAACCTAAATCCTTGGCGTTGGTTTGGATAAATACCTGATAGTCATCTTCTTGATTAAGCTGAGAGTAATCGCCGTCTAAGATGATTTCTGTTGTAGTGCAGCCTTCCTCCACACGACCGCCAAAGTCCCACGATGGCATGTCATGTTGGATCATAACAACATCGCCCAGAGTTACAGCGAGTGATTCTGTAGGAACGGAAAAAGAAACCTGGCGATTGATAAACTCGTTCATATTGAGCATCAATTTAGCTTCTTCTCTGGCTTGCTCATAATTGTCGATACCAAGACCAACAACCGAAAGTTCTTTTATGTCATCCCCTCTATCCAGAGAGCGGGTGCTGACAAGCTTCACCGTCTTCTGTCGGTTGGAGTCGGTCTTATCAAAATACGAGTAATTGATAACATTCGCTCGATCAGATGAAGGAATGTAAGTAATCGAAAAGCTGTCCTTAATGATAGAGGCATTGTTGAACAGCATTACCGGATCTTTCAGTTGATATACTACTGGCCAAAACTTAGTCCCTTCCATGATGATCTGTGAACGGCCAACACGAGCAACATTTTTAATGGCATCCCAAACGCCCTGACGAACATCGAAAACACCATTAAATTGAAGATTATGCTCTTCGCAGTATTCAGCCCACTCGATAAATGCGCTCAATATAATTCGATTTCTCTTTATTCCAGCTCCATACCTCGTATTGGTCATCATGTCCCAAACAATCCAAGCTGGATTCGAAGAATTTCTCCAAAACCATTTGTCGCTTGATGGGTCATAAACTTTTACCAACTTACCTAAGTGTCTGAATGTAACTTTCGGTGTTTGATTTAGTTGATCAGTAGCTTTGACTCTTAGCGCTAAAAGAGCCGTGTTAGACATGCCAACACCGTAATCTCTGATTACTTTCACTTCAGAGATGTTGATTTGGTTAACTAGATAGTTTGAATCTGCCTCTTTCGTTAATCTTTTAAAACGAAATTTGTATCTTGTTCCGCTATCGAGTTGATTACCTACTGAGGTCACACTTCGTCTAACTGTAGAATTCTTTTTCGATGAGAATTCAATTACCGAAGAGCCGCCTCCGCCAGTGTGTTCAAAAACCTTCCCGCTTGCGATGCCATACACTTTTTGTTTGTTTGCAATCCAGTTTGGGCTTGCGTCGTAATCTTCGTAGTCACACTCTAATGAGACCTCTTCATCAAGATCTAGATCTGACAAATAAATGTCCGAGGTGTGCCTAGATCGATCAAGAGAACTTAATACCGTCAAGCTCTGCCAGGTATTCTCATCCACGGGTGAATATTCAATTGAAATCTTTGTTTTAGCCGTAAGTTTATTGCCACTGTCTCTGCCATAAGCAACAAGGCCACGCGGGAAGTAAAAGTCAAACTGAAAGCGCTCGGCAATCTCAGGGCTTTCAAAGTAGATATAATCGTCATCAGCCAATCTCTGTCCCTGCATATTGTGAGACTCAACAACTGAGCCGAACCAAGGAATCGGTGACTGATCTTCAGATCCTAATCTTGTAGCTACATTTGCCCCATCAAAGTCACGGTATGGCTGATCATTAATTCTAATATCTGAGAATCCGGCAATAGATCCCTCTCCTGCATTAATGAGCATATAGAGATTTTGATCATCGCCATCGTTCTGATTGAACAATGAGATTAAGTTACCGGCCATCGTATGCCGTCCATAACAAATTGGAACGGCGATACCCTCTCTAGCGGTATTTTTTGGCCCCTCAAACCCATAGGTCTGTGAGTCTTGTGTCACATCGTAGCTTCTAGCCGAAGTGTCAGGAGTCGGAGGTGGCAAAAGAGCGTTTAAGGCCATTGTTCCTGCAATGGTTACTGCTGCCGTGATACCTGCTCCAACAGCAGTAGTCGCTGCCGCTGATAAACCGTATGTTGTTTGCAAAAAACCTGCTGCCGCGCCACCCGTATAGGCTGCTGCCACCACGATAGCGATTGTCAAAGCTATACGAAGAATGCCTTTACCTCCTCCGCCTCCGCCTCTTGGTATGTCAGAAATTACAACAAAGTCGCCCGCTCGAAGTCTTGTGCTGCCCCAATCGCCTTCTTGGATTAACTGGCCATTTAAGACCATTACATAATCCAAGGATGGGTTTAAAACCGCAATTACGGCGCTAAGATTCATTCCTTCGCGCCAATGTAATTTATGCTCAGTAATGCCGCTTACTGATGGTTGAAGCGGATTATCAATGCTTTTTACCGTAACGACCTTTTCTACTGCCACTTATAAACTCCAATAATCTTGTATTTCCAGCGTGATATGCGCTCGATAGTAACGCCGCCCGTCTGCTCCCAGGCGTGGATAAATGTGTTCTCATCGATGGCGTATCCAACATGGGTGTGTCCCATCAGCTTAAACACCAAAACAGCACCTTCTTTAAGCTCCGTGGGCTTCCATCTAACAGACTCACCTAATATCAGAGCGGTAATCCCACAGGCATCTTCAGGGGCTTTATAGTCAGGAATCTTGATTCCATTCTCTTTGTGGAGGTAGTGAACCAGTCCATAGCAGTCGAATCCCTCTTTCTTAGATCGACCATCAACCTTATATGGAGTGCCAATCAAGTCTCTATATGACCGCATCTGGCTTTCCTCTGTATTCATAGAACCCAACGATTCTGCCTACCTCTCCCAATCGCTGTGTTACTACCTTCCCGTGATCAGGACATGCGTGGGTTACAAACCCAATTTTGGTGATAACGCCAAAATGAATGTCAGACTCGTTTTGCCCTTTCTGGAAAACTACGATCGCGCCAATCTTTTCTTTGGTTGTCACCCAGTATTGCGAGGTTATTCCAGCCCTAAATTTTTGAAGAAACTCTTGGTGCGACTTAGGGCGTGTTTTTAGGGTTGGAATAGAGATTTCGTTGTCTTTGTAAAGGGACTCAATTAAACCGTAACAATCAAATGAGACATTCTTATCATTGCCGCCCCACTCAAAAGGTGTCTCCAAATGCTCATCAACGCTTTCTTTAGTAATAACCATCTTTCTCATGTTAATTCCTCAACATCGTAGGATAGCCACCGAATCTGCGGGTGTTGTCCTTATCCACACATCCATCCCCTCCGTCTAACGTATAGTCACACGAAGACTTCTCACCTGAGTATCCGCACTCTCTGGATTTGAAGCGCCAGGAACATAACTCCCTGTGTTGCATTCTCCTTGGGAAAGATATGGCCAGAGGATTAGAAATGCCTAAATCCCATGAAACAGCAAAACCGGATACCGTGGCTGATGTCACTTCAAATTCTTCTTCAATCTCTGGTTTACCAATTACCAGGCTTCCGTCGACAACCATCAGTTTTACTTCAAACCCAAGCCCACCGTCATAAGGCTCTATTTGGGTGTGAAAAGCTCCGGTCGTATCATTGATGCTCAACTGCAATGTAGGCATTTCACCTACTTCGGATCGAATGTCGATCATGAAATTGGCAGCGGCATAAACTTGGCCATTGAACTCAAAGTCCTCATTGTTTTGGCAAACTCTTAACACCTCTTCAAGAGCCTTTGTTTCTGGATCTAAAACGCTTATCTCAAGCAACAAAAGATATGGTGTGTCAGAAAACAGTTTGTTCTTTTCAATGACTGAATCTATGGTTAAATTTTTCATTTATGCCTCTACCAAAGTGAACTTCGTTGACCAGAGGGATTGATAGCCAATACCGTCATAAGTCCAATCCAGATCGCCCGAAAATCTCACATTAATCCACTCAAGCGTCTGAGGATTCCACCACTGGAAGACCTTTGCCGAGCCTTTTATTTTGTGATAAAACTCGGTCAACTCCGTCTTTTCCTCGGATGAAATCTCTGTGAATCCGGTTGTCCAAACGATCCTGGCTCTTCGCGTAAACCTCGCCCTCGAAGTAACGTATCCACCATCTGTATCTGAGGTCACACCAGAATCAGGATGCTTCTCGGTAAACTTTGATGAGTCTTGAATGTTGCTAAGTGGCATCTTATCCATTCAGCGCCTCCTTCATTCCAGTTCTGAAGCCGCCTGGTCTATTCGCTTCGGTCAACACCACATCAAGAATCATCTTCTTGCCGTCAAAATGAGACTTACCTTGTTTGGCATCCATATCCTTGCCACCTTTGTTAATAACGTTCACAACAACATTTGGTGCGCCACCGCCCGACATTGTTACTGGGATGGTCTTTCCGTCAGGCAGAGGGACATAAGCCTCGTTCATCCTGCCTTCTCCGAATAAAGCTAACTGAGGCTCTTTGGCGATTCCTCCATTTGAATAGGCATTTAAAGGGATTGATCCTGATGCACCGAAAATACCGCCATTAGCATGAGGTGTAATACCAACGGTGTTAGAGTTGAACTGCAAAGTGCTTCCGAAGCTTACTGGATTAGTATCTATCTGAGCGCCGGCCGTTGCTCCACCTCCGAGGTAGCCGCCGATTGCACTACCGATTCCACTGACAATTCCGGCCATAGCCTTCTTGATTTGGATCTCAAGAATCATCTTCAAAATTGATTGGGCGAACTTATCAAAGTCCAATTCACCTTCAACTAGATAATCGGTTAGCGCGGCCGAAGCGCTATTCCAGGTAGCAACTTGGAAATTTTCAATTTGTTTGGCTGTGTCATTCCACTCATGCGCCAAAGATTGAACTCGCGTTTCGTATCTAGTCGCATATCGCTCATTCTCGGCTTCTTTGGCTTTATTGATTTTCTTGCCGAACTCTTCTGTTGCTAAACCTTTTCTCTCAAGCTCTTTGTAATACTCATCAAGCCTTCTAAGTCTTTCTAGATGGTTCTGCTCTTCTATCTGTCTTTCGCTCATCAGAGCTTCTTTAGCGGCCTGAGTCTGTCTGGAAATCCGGTCAGAAATTGAATTCTTAAACTCCATATCTTTGGCGTTCTGATTGAAGTCTTTTATTTTCTGATTTACGTCATCGATGTCCTTGGCTGCCTGTCTGATCTGTTTGAATTCTTTGGAAAACTTCTCAAGAACTGACTCTTTGCTTAAAGCTCCGTCGGCGGTCGCAGACTCTATAAGCGCCTGAATAGATGCTTCAGCTTTAATGCTGGCATCAGACTCTTTAATGATTTTTTCGCTCGACTCATCCATAACCTCGAAGCTTTTTTGTTTGGCCAGGTCTAGCTGCTTCTGCATCTCAATTAACTTCGAGTCCAGAGCTAGTTTGGTTTCGTTGGCGGCATTCTCGCTCTTAATGGCTTTTTCAACCTCAAAACGAGATTCAGCAATCTTCTTGGCCTCAATGAATAGCTCGTCATCCTGAGTGTATTTAGAGCCGTCTTTGCCTTTGAAAACGCCCTGAGTAAGCAACTCGTTTAGCTCTGCCAGATGAGGGTTAACCTCTTGAGACTTAGCCTTCAACTTCTCTAACGCTTTATTGGTGCGATTGACATACTCTTGAAGCGTATCTTTCTTGGGAGAAGAGAACTTGTTACCTTGATTCTCCATTCGAGTCAGGCTCGTATCAGCCTTATCGATTCGGTTTTGATAGGTATTGGCCAAATCCTCAAGTAACTTGATTTGTTGGCTCAACTCAGTCGCTCGACTTTTTTGATCTTGAGTCAAGTTATCCAGAAGCAAGCCGGAACTCTGGGATGTGTATTCAGAGTATTGAGCCTTTGCTTCTGCAATCTCATCAGTGATCTTTGAAAGGATTGGCGCATAAGACTTCTCAACAAGTTCTTTACGAAGCTTGCCTGCTATCTGTGACTGTTTCTTGATTAGATCTTCGCCCTCTTTCAAAGAGGCTTCAGCAACCTTTTTTGCTTCCGCAGTGATCGCTTCAGATCCAGATTTAATATCCTGATTGGCTTTGTCGATAGCACTCTCAAGATTATTCTTGATGACCTTAAATGCTTGTTCACCTTGTCTCTTGGCTATCGACACATAAGCAGCGTCAACCTTGGACAGCCCTGCTTCAATTTCGCGCTCGGCCTCAGAGATCTTCGCTTTCATCTCTTCTATACGGCGGTCGTAGTTTTGCACCGCCTGGTCACGATCTCGGTATCCGCCAGTTCCCACGCCATGACGATCACGAGAAGCCGCCATGTTCTCGCGTTCTTTCTCCAAGTAGAAAAGGTCATTTCGATATTCATCAAGATCATCACGAAGGGTTTTAATAATCTCCTTCTGATCCTGAACATCCTCTTCTTTGAAGTATCTGGCATCTAGCTCTGAAAGCTTGTCTTTGAGCTTATCGGTCTTACGGAACATTTCGTCATAAGCAAACAACATTGCTTCTGCTGACAAAACCATAATCCCGAATGGCCCGCCCACCATAGAAGACACGGACAAACCAAAAGAGCGAATTCCTGCGGCTGCGGTTCTCGCAGAAGAGCCGATGCTATTAAAGGCGGTTGCTGTAGCCACGCCGCTTGCTCTTACCCGGTCATTTATGACGTGCATTCTTGATGCTTGCTCATCAACCATCGAGTAATAGGATTTGTTTAAGCCTTGAATCTCTCTCAACGTGGATTTATAGGTCTTGCCGATATTCATAGTTCCGGCAGCCATAGAGGTCACTGACTTATCAAAAGACCTGGCCATGTTAGCTACCGAAGAAACGACAGTTGCACCAGTCGATTTGAAGGTCTTTCCTAACGTGGCAGTGTTGTTGTTCACTACACTTAGAATCTTCATTGCGATTAGCGCTTTGGCAACATATTCCAGAGCGTCAGCCCATTCATAAGCA